GCAACAGGCCCTCGCTGCACTTGCTGAACTCTGGCACCGCGCCACCACCCAGGCCGCACCTGCCGGAGCCGCCGCGTGACTGTCAGCCCCTGGCTGGTCCTGGCCGGCGCCCTCCTCGGCGCCGGCCTCGGAGCGGCACTCCTCGGCCACCTCGACACCCGAACCCACGCCGAGCAGGACAAGCAGGCCGCTGTGGACGACCAGTTTGCCCAGCTCATCGCACACCTGGAGTGCCAATGACCCCGCCTAACGCCGAACAGCTCGACCACCTCATCGGCCACACCGACCACCGCTCACTCACCCCGGACGAGCACGCCCGACTCCGCGCCGGCATACAGCAGCTCCGCGCTAGCCTCGCCGGGACCGGCGCCGCCCTCCGCCGCGCACCCTCCGGCGCGTACGTCAACCAGCTCCAGCAGCAGGCCGCCCGGGCCAGCCGCTACCGCTCTGCGTGGCACAACGCCCGCCGCCGAGCGGTCGAGTTCAGCACTGCCCTCGGCCACACCGTTGCCGCAGCCGAACGAGGCTGCGACGACCTCGCCCGCATCGCCCACGACCAGCTGACCCGCGCCGAGACCGCCGAGGCAGAACGCGACGGCGCCTACCGCGAGCGCGCCCACCTCACCGCCTGGCTCGCCACCGTCCACCCCGCCGTCATCACCCCCGCCACCGACATCGACGAACCCGGCTGGCAGATCCTCTACATCACTGCGGGCGGCCGTCAGCTCTCATGGCATATCCACCCCCAGGACGCCGACCTCTACGCCCACGTCGAGCACGTCCAGCCCGACGACCCGCGTGCCCTGTGGGACGGCCACACCACCGAGCAGAAGTACGCCGCGATCAGAGAGATGACGTTCGGCGAACTGCGCGGCTGCCCGGTCCCGGCCCCGTCCGCGCACACCTGATCCCCTCTGACGCTCGTCCCCAGTCCGTTCCGTCTGACGTCCAGGAGCCACCCATGACCAGCAGCACCCACACCGACCTCACCCACATTGCCGACCAGTGGCCCGTGCTGCGCGAGTTGCTCGAGGCACGTACGCCTGCCGCGTGGCCGCCCGTCATGGGGATCCAGCACATGCAGGACGACGAAGATCAGCTCTCGGCCGCCGACCAGGCCGCCGCAGTCGAGCGCGCCGAGCGGACCGCGGTCGCCCCCGGCGAACGGCCGGCCCCGCTTCGGGTGTCCGTGCTCGACACGATCAGCGAGCTCGAGGGCGAACTCCTCGCCCTGGCCGACGAGATCGCCTCGACGGTCCAGCGGCCCGCGTTCACCACCCGGATCCGGTCGGCGGCTCCGAACGACGACGTCGCCCGCTCGCTCGCCCTCATGGGGCTGAAGGACCAGCAGGACGCGCGCCGCTGGCGGTTCAACCTGACACACCGGGACGGCGCGACGGCCGCCGCCTGGCTCGCCAGCCGCATCGCTGGCGAGGACGGCCCGTTCCGGCCGCTGTCGGACGCCGAGCGGGCCCGTATTGGCACGGTGGCCGCCGCCGTCCGGCACCGCCTCGACCGCACCCTCGGCGACACCGAGGACGTCACCCACACTCGTCTCAGCGTCTCCTGCGGCTGCGGCGGCACCCTCGAGATGCTCACCGGCCAGGGCGAGCCCCGCATCCTCTGCCGCCACTGCGGCACCCACGCCAGCATGTTCGCCCTCCTCGACGGCCTCGACGCCGCCTGAAACCCCACCGCCCCACCCGCCCGTGAGGGCGCTCACCCCACACCCGTGAGCGCCCTCACCCACCCGGAGACCACCACCATGAGCGGCCTCACCATCGGCGCCTGGCACACCGTCGAACTCCACGACATCGCCGGCTCCTGGACCATCCACGGATACGCCACCATCTGGGACACCACCACCCTCGCCGACGGCACCCAACAGGCAACCGTCGAGATCAGCGCCCCCGGCGCCCACGGCCACAGCCCGCACTACACCTACGCCACCGGACACGTGAGCACGCTCACCGACGGCCGGATCGAGATCGTGAACGTCATCACCCCGCAGCCCGGGCCCAGCCGCATCACCCTCAGCGCGACCCCCGACTGCCTGCTCAACCCCGACGACGCCGAACTGCACCGCGCCCGCGCCGTGAGCGTCCTCACCGACTGGCAGCCCATCCCCGACGACGACAGTCCCCTCGGCGTGAGCGCGCTCACGGCACTCGCCCGCGCCGCTCAACGGGTCAACGACGGTGAGAACGCGGTACGCGAACGCGACGCCCTGATCCGCCGACTCCGTGCCGGGAACGTCGACCGGTCCAGGCTCGCCGCCATTGTCGGAACCGACCCCAGCCGGATCACCCAGATCTGCAAATCCAAGGCCGCTTGACGGGTCGCCACTCGGTGATCCACACTGGGCCCCAAGTTCGGCGTGCCCGGACACAGAAACTGCCGGAAGCCCCGCAGGCCACATGCCGCGGGGCTTTCGCCTTTCCCAGACCAGCGGCCCGTCATCATCCCCCCGTGGCGGGCCGCTCCCACACCCAAGCGAAGGTGACCATGCCCGACGACACCCTCGGCCAGCGCGCCGCCGATCGAGTCGCGAGCGCCTTCGGGAGCTGGCGGTTCATCTGGATCCAGACCGCGTTCGTCGTCGTGTGGATGGCCCTCAACGTCATCGGCATCATCGGCCGCTGGGACGAGTACCCGTTCATCCTGCTGAACCTGCTGTTCTCCACCCAGGCCGCATACGCCGCGCCGCTGATCCTGCTCTCGCAGAACCGCGCCGCCGAACGCGACCGCGAGAGGGCCGAGCAGGACCTGGCCGCCGACACGGAGACGCTCGGGCTCGTGCGGGCGATCGCCAGCCGCCTCGACGTCACCGCAGCGAAGCAGTGAACCGGCCGGCCACCGCGTCGTCGGCGGACACGGTCAACTTCCCCCGGTGGCTGATCTCCACCTGATAGAACCGCGGGCCCGCAGGGACGTTCGGAACCGACACCGGGAACACGCATTCCTGCCGCGACAGAGGCAACCCATCCGTTCCGAGGCCCAGCGTCCCCTTGGCCACGACGGTGCCGGCCGCGTCGTAGACCGTCACAGCGGCCCCGTTGCTGATGTCCGTGTAGCCACCCGAGGTTGTACAGCCTCTCGGGTCGGTCGAGGAGTAGCTGGTACCCGACACCGTCAGTGTCCCGGTCAGCGTGAACGCCGCTGGCCCCGCAGTAGACCCTGTCGGCTGATCCTCGCCGGACACGGCCCACGCTGCACCAACCGCTCCGGCACCAACCGCCACGCCAACCAGTCCACCGATCAACGCTGTACGCCAGCGTCCAGCAGTAGGCGCCGATTGCGGCGGCTCAACGGGAACGGACTGCAACACCGACTGCGACTCTGCCACCTCGTCAGACATGGCCCGAGGATCCCAGCCCACGCACCTGGCCACCACGCCAGTTCCTCAATCGTGATCGTCCAGGAGGTGATCCGCGTGGCCCGGCGCCGAGCCTTCGCCGTCTGCAGCGTCCCTGGCTGCCCCGAGTACACCGACCGTGGCCGATGCGAGGATCACCGTCGCGAGGCCGAGCAGCGACGCGGCAGCGCACGCCAGCGCGGCTACGACGGCACGCACGAGCGCCGGTTCCGCGCCGCCGTCCTGGCCCGGGACCCCGTGTGCGTCCTATGCCGCCGCGATCCCAGCGTGCATGCCGATCATCATCCGCTCAGCAGACGCGAGCTGGTAGAGGCAGGCAAGGACCCCAACAACCCCGAGCACGGCCGCGGACTGTGCGCGACGTGCCACAGCCGTGAGACGGCTCAGCATCAGCCTGGCGGCTGGGCGGCACGTCACAGAGGGTGACCATACCCAGGGGGGAGACCCCCAAAGCCGATCTTGTTCCGGACCGCCGGGGAGGGCTATCGCCGTCTGTACGGGTCTGGTGACCCTCGGGGCGCCTCCGGCCGCTCCCTGATGTAACTCCTTGTGACTGCGCCGGAGGTGATGGCGATGGCGGGAATGGGGCCGGCTCCGAAGGCAGCAGGGGAACGCCGCCGCCGCAACGCCACCGTGGCCATGACCCGACTGCCGGTCGAAGGGCGCCCCGGGGATCCACCGCGGTTCCCGCTTGCTCCGCTGGTTGCGAAGGACGACGACCTCGGCGCGCTCCGCGAACGCGAGGCGGAACTCTGGGCCGACCTGTGGTCGACACCCCAGGCGGTCATGTGGGAGCGAACCCACGCGGTGTTGACCGTGGCGCGGTTCGTTCGGTTCTCGGTGCTCGCCGAGGGCGGCAACGTGAAGGCGGCCACCGAAGCGCGGCAGTTGGAGGACCGGCTCGGCTTGAACCCTCAGTCCCTCCTCCGACTGCGGTGGGAGATCGCTTCGGACGAGATCGCCGAACAGCGGCAGGATCGGCCCGTCCGGGGCCGGCAGACGGCGCGGCAGCGACTTCGGGTGGTCGACTCCAACGAGGCAGCAGGAGGCGCTTGATGGCCCACGTCGTGAAGCTGGAGCCCGGGGACGTCCTGGTCATCTCCAACATCGGAGCCGTCACCGACGACCTCAACGGGGCCGTGCGTGTCCTGAGAGAAACCCTGGGCCTGGCAGCCGTGATCGGCTTCAAGGGTGACCCGGATCTCTCGCGCCTGAAGGTGGACAACAGCGATGCCGTGGCGGGGGGCTGAGTACAAGGGCGAGTTCCCCTCCCTCGGCTGGCTGGTCGGGGAGTGGATCGAGGAGTACTGCGTCATCCCAGACGGCGACCGGGCGGGCGAGCCGTACCGGCTGACGGACGAGATGTGGGAATTCCTCGCCCACCACTACCGGCTGCGGCCGGACGCCCAGCCCGGGCAACGCGCGCCGGCCTTCACCTACCGCCGCAGCCAGCTCGTCCGGCCCCAGAAGTGGGGGAAGGGCCCCTTCTCGGCGTCGCTGATCTGCGCCGAGGCGGTCGGCCCGGTCCTGTTCGACGGCTGGGACGCCGACGGCGAGCCGGTCGGCCGACCGTGGCCAACACCGCTGATCCAGATCGCCGCGAACTCTGAGGATCAGACGGCCAACGTCTACGCCGCGCTGCAGCCCATGGTGGAGTTGGGCCCGCTCGCCGACCTTATTCCGGACACCGGGGATACCCGGATCAATCTGCCGGGCGGCGGCCGGATCGACCCTGTCACCTCCCGCGCCCGTACCCGCCTCGGCCAGCGCGTGACGTTCGTCGTGCAGGACGAGACCGGCCTATGGACGGTCGCCTCGGGCATGGTCGCCGTGGCGGAGACCCAGCGCCGCGGCCTCGCCGGCATGGGTGGCCGCTCGATCGAGACCACCAACGCGTGGGACCCCAGCGAGGACTCCGTAGCCCAACGCACCGCCGAGTCCCGGGTCCGCGACATCTACCGGGACCACCGGCTCGCCGACCCGCGGCTCGACTACAAGCTCAAGCGGGACCGGCGCAAGATCCACCGGACCGTCTACGGCGACTCCGCGAAGCGCCCGGGCGGCTGGGTCGATCTCGACGCCATCGAGGCCGAGGCCGCCGAACTCGCCGAGAAGGACATCGCCCAGGCGGAGAGGTTCTTCGGCAACCGCATCACGGCCGGCACCGGTACCTGGCTGGAACGTCCCGTCTGGGACACGCTGGCCGAGCCACGCCTGGTCGCGCCCGGTACCCGGATCGTGCTCGGCTTCGACGGCTCTGACTTGGACGACTGGACCGGGCTCCGGGCCGAGACGCTGGACGGCTACCAGTTCACGCCGACGTACAGCTCGCTGCAGCTGCCGACGATTTGGGACCCGCGCGAGTGGGGCGGCCAGGTGCCGCGCCTGGAGGTCGCCGCCGCGCTGGACGAGCTGATGCGTACCTACGACGTCGTCCGGGTGTACGCCGACCCGCCGTACTGGGAGACCGAGATCGACGAGTGGGCCGACCGGTACGGCGACCGGGTGGTTCGCTGGGCCACCTACCGCATCGCCCAGATGCACGCCGCCGCCGAGCGGCTCCTGACCGACGTCACCAAGGCGGCCACTACCTTCCGGCACGACGGCTGCCAGGCCACGTCCGCCCACATCGGCAACGCCCGCCGGGCGGCCCGACCGGGCGACCGGTACGTCCTCCGCAAGGCGTCGACCGCCCAGAAAATCGACATGGGGGTGGTGTCCGTGCTCGCCCACGAGGCAGCTGGCGACGCCATCGCCGCAGGACTGGCCCGATCCAACCCCGAGAGCACTGTGGTGGTGATGCGCTGATGCTGGAACTCGACACTGTGGGCTGGGTGAAGCGCCTTGCCGAGGCCCACGACAAGCAGCTGACCCAGCTGCAGTTGTGGAACGCCTACTACGAGGGCCGCCAGCCGCTGTCCTACATGGCGCCGGAGCTCCTCCAGGAGGTCGACGACCGGCTGCGGCAGGTGGTCATCAACTGGCCGCAGCTGGTGGTCGACTCCCTTGAAGAGCGCCTGGACATCGAAGGGTTCCGGCTCGGCGGCGCCGAGCAGGCCGACCGGGACCTGTGGGACGGCATCTGGCAGCCGAACGACCTGGACGAGGAGTCCCAGCTCGCGCACGTGGATGCGCTGGCCATGCGCCGCTCGTACGTGATCGTCGGCGCCGGCGACCACCGGGGTGACCCGCCGGTCATCACCGTGGAGAGCCCCCTGCAGGTGTACGCCGAGCGGGACCCGCGGACCCGGCGGATCGTGGCCGCGCTGAAGCGCTGGCAGGAGCCTCGGGCTGACGGCAGCGCGGAGGACTTCGCCGCCCTCTACCTGCCGGAGGCCACTGTGCAGCTGCACCGCGACGGCGCGGGCAGCAGCTGGAAAGAGATCAGCCAGGACGAACACCGGCTCGGCACGGTGCCGGTGGTGGCGCTCGTCAACCGATCCCGGGTGGCCGACCGGGACGGCGTGAGCGAGCTGGCCGCGATCGTGCCGCTGTCGGACGCCGCCTGCAAGATCGCCTCGGACATGATGGTCGGCGCCGAGTTCCACGCGCTCCCGCGCCGCTGGGCAACCGGGCTGGCGGACGACGACTTCAAGGACCCGTCTGGCCGCCCTGTCTCCTCCCTGTCGAAGATCATCGGCCGCGTGTGGGCGAGCAGGAACGACAAGGTCACCTTCGGCCAGTTCCCTGAGGCGAACCTCAGCAACTTCCACGAGACGCTCAACTCGCTGGCTCGGATCGTCGCTTCGCTGTCTGGGCTACCGCCGACCTACCTGGGCCTGGCGACCGACAACCCGCCCTCGGCGGACGCGATCCGGGCCGCCGAATCGCGCTTGGTCAAGCGCGCCGAACGTCGGCAGCGCGCGTTCGGCGGCGCCTGGGAGGACGTCATGCGCGTCGCCCTGCTGATCCGTGACGGGCAGGTGCGGCCGCAAGCCGAGCGGATGGAGACCATTTGGCGTGACCCGGCCACCCCGACGTTCGCCCAGCAGGCCGACGCCGTCACCAAGCTCTACGCGGCCGGCCTGCTGCCGCGAGAGATGGCCTGGGAGCGCCTCGGTTTCAGCGCCACGCAGATCGCCCGCATGCAGGCCATGGAGGACGACGCGCTGACCCGGCTGACCGCCGCCGACCTGCACGCCCTGTCCACGGCGCCCGCGACCGCGCCGCCGCAGCCCGGAGCGTCGGCCGCGCAGTCGGCCGTCTCTGGCTGGTCGGCGGACAGCGCCGATGGCTGACCCGGGCCCGCACGAGGCGATCGTCGCCGCGTACGGCCAGTCCCAGCAGCGGGCGGTGGCCGGCACGCTGGCCGCGGCCGACGACCTGTGGGGTCAGCTCGCGCCGGACGACCTGACTGGGTCGTGGCTGGCCGGGATCGGTGAGCGGATCGTGCGCGCCGTCCAGGCAGGCAAACTCCTCGCGGCGACTACCGGACAGCCGTACGTGGACGCCATGGTGAGCGCCGACGGCCTCACCTCCGACTACCAGGCCGGCGCCACCCGCGTCCCGGCCCGCGCCTTCACCCTGAGCGCGGCCGACGGCCGGCCGCTGGAAAGCCTGCTCTACCTGCCGGTGATCCGCACGAAGACCCTGCTCCAGGGCGGCCTAACGCTCCAACAGTCCATGCTCAAGGGGATGCTGGACCTCCAGCGCATGGTGGCCTCCGAGGTCGCGGACGCCGGATCCAGCGCGGCCGGGGTGGCCATGGTCGGCAACCGCCAGGTGACCGGCTACATCCGGCGCGTCCGCCCGGGCGCGTGCGCGCGGTGCGCGATCCTGTCCGGCCGCTGGTACAAGTACAACGCCGACTTCCAGCGGCACAAGAGGTGCCAGTGCTACGGGGTCCCCGCGACGAAAGTGCGTCCAGGGGAGCGCCTGGATCCGATGGGCTTCTTCAACGGCTTGTCCCGGGCGGAGCAGGACCGTCGTTTCACAGAGAAGGGCGCGCAGGCGATTCGGGACGGCGCCGACATCTACCAGGTCGTCAATGCGCGCAAGGGCATCCAGATGCTTGACGCCTACGAACGATCCGTGCTGGCGACCAGGAAGGGCACCGCGTCGACCAGCCTGTACTACCGGCGCAAGCGCGATGCTGCCGAGGCCGCTACCGGCATCCGGTACGCCCGCGGCAGTGCCGACCTTGAGGCCGGTCTGCCGCGCTTCCGGCTCACCGCCCCCCGGCTGATGCCGGAGGAGATCTACAAGCTGGCCAGCGATCGCGAGGAGCTCATCGGGCTCCTGAAGCGGTACGGCTACCTCATCTGACCTGTGCGCAACGCCAGGACAGCTCACCTTCCGCAACGGGAGACACCTCATGAACACCCGCACCCCTTGGTTCGACCTGCGTCGGCACGACGATCCGCCCCCGGCTGGTGACGCCGACCCGGGCACGTCGGCCGACGGCACCGCAGCCCTCGGCGACCCCGGCAAGCGCGCCTTGGACGCCATGAAGGCCGAACGGAACACCGCGAAGGCCGAGGCCGCCGCCGAACGCCAGCGCGCCGAGGAACTCGCGGCGAAGGTGGCCGAGTTCGAGGACCGCGACCGTACCGAGCTGGAGAAGGCCACGGCCTCGGCCGACGCGGCGTCCAGGCGGGCCGAGGCGGCAACCGCCCGGGCTGTACGCGCCGAGGTGAAGGCCCTGGCCGCCGCCGGGTTCGCGGACCCGGACGACGCGGCCGCGTTCCTCGACCTCGCCAAGTACACCGGCGCGGACGGGGAGGTCGACACCGGGGCCATCCAGACCGACCTCACTGCCCTTCTGGAACGCAAGCCCCACCTGGCTCGGCCAGCCGACGGCCCGCGTGGCCCTCGCCCCGACCCGTCTCAGGGAGCCCGGCCCCCGGCGCCCCCGGCCGACTTCCGCGCCGTCGATCGCTCCGCCCTGGACGCGGAGCTCGCCAAGTACGGCGTCAGGCTCCGGTGATCCACGTGCGTGCCCACCTGGGCGCCGGCCGCACCCGCATTGATGTGAGCGGCCACGAGGGACACGAGCAGGACGGCCGCGTTTGCGCCGCAGTCAGCGCCATCACCCAAACCGCCCTGCTCGGCCTCGAACAGGTGGCCGCGCAGTACCCGGACCTCGTGTCCGTCGAGATCACACAGGAGTAGGACATGCCCATGCTCGCCGCCGCGCGGCCGTGGTTCCGGCTCGACCGGCACGCCGTGCGCCCCACGCTGCCGCCGCAGATCCAGGCGATCCTCCAGAACGGCCTGCTCGACCGGACGTTCCAGGAGGCCCTCGCCCCGCAGTTCCTGTTCGTGGCCGGGGCCGACTCCCAGCCGTGGATGGGCAGCCTCGGCGACACCAAGATCATGACCCGCAAGGGGCTTCTGACGCCGGTCACCACCCCGACCACCGGCTCCGACCCGGGTGTCTCCTCCTACGGCGTCGAGCAGTGGTCCGTGTCCATGGACCAGTACGGCAACAGCCTGGACACCAACATGCTGGGCAGCAGCATGGCACTGGCGAGCAAGTACCTGGCCGACATCGCCACGCTCGGGGTCAACGCCGGCCAGTCCATCAACCAGGTGTGTCGCAACAAGCTGTACAACGCCTACATGGGTGGCAGGACCTGGGCGACCGCGGCCACCACGACCAGCGCCTCGCTGGTTGTGCAGTCCGCCGCGGGCTTCGGCGCCGTGCTGGTCAACGGCGTACCGACCCCGGTCAGCGGAGCGAACGCGCTGAACATCACCATCGCGGGCGTCGCGAACACGGTGATCGGCGTCAACACCTCGACCAACACCCTGACCCTGGGCACCGCGGCAACGGTGGCCGCCGGCGCGGCCGTCGTCTCCACGAACGCCCCAGTGTCGATCCGCGCGGTCGGAACCAACACCGCCTACGATCTGACCGCCTCCAACACCGTGACGTTCCAGATGTTCCGCTCGGCCGTCGCCCGACTGCGGTCGATGAACGTCCCCACTGACGGCGGCTACTTCACCGCGCACATCGATGCCGTCACCGAGGCCCAGCTCTTCTCCGACCCGGACTTCAAGCAGGCACTCCAGGGGAGGATCGACTCTCCTGTGTTCCGCGACCTGTCGATCGGCCGGTTCGGCGGCCTCGACTGGGTCAGGAACATCGAGACGCCGACCGTCCAGGGCGGATCCAGCGGCGGCGTGACCGTTCACCGGCCCATCGTCATGGGCGCCGGCGCGCTGGTCGCCGCACCCTACGAGGACACCGGCAGCCTGCTCGCCGGCACGGGCGTCGAGGACGTCCCCGAGATCGCCATGATCGACGTCGCCCCCCGCGTCCAGGTCGCCCGCATCATCCGGCCGCCGCAGGACCGCTACCAGCAGATCCTCTCGTCGACCTGGTCCTACGTCGGCGACTTCGGCGTTCCGAGCGACTCCCTCACGGGTGACGCCGCCCTCTACAAGCGGGCCGTGGTGCTGGAGCACGCGTAGGTCCGTCCTCCGGCAGCCGCTTGAACGCGGCTGCCGGACCAACCCGAGGAGACAACCCGTGCGCGTGCGCCTGACCGACGACGTCCGCCTGTTCTGGAACTACGCCATCCACGACCTCCGCCAGGGCGCCGAGTTCATCGGTGACCTCGCCCACCACCTCCACACCACCGGCGCGCCGGTGGAGGTCATCGAACACGACCCCGAGCCGGGACCCGAGCAGCCCCCGGCACCACCCACCGGCCCGAACCCGGAGTCCGAGGGGCTCCAGCCGTCGGTGCCGGACGGTCTCGACATCGCGGGCACCATCGACACCGTCCTCACCTGGGTCGGCGTCGATCCGGTCCGCGCCCAGCAGGCCCTCGATGCCGAGCGCGCCAAGGGCGACGGCGCCCGGGCCACCCTGACCACGCGCCTCGACGCGATCCTGCAGTCGACCGCACCGTGACCGCCGGGAGGTGACCGATGTCGACGCCTCCCCCCACACCGCCGCCGCTCGCCCAAGTCGCTGACCTGCAGACCGCGATGCAGCGCACGATCGACCCGACGCAGGCCGCCCTCGCGATCCGCCGGGCGTCGGCTCGTGTGCGCCGCTACACCCGGCAGACCCTGACGTTCGTCTCGCAGGAGACGATCACGCTGCCGGGCGGCGACCGGGTCCTGCGGGTCCCGGACCGCCCGCTCGTGGTCGACGGATCCAACCCGCTGACCGTCATCGAGTTGGCGGACCTCGGCGGCGTGCAGATCACCTGCCTGGAGAACCGCGACTACCTGCGGCTCGGCGACGAGCTGACCCGTGGGTATCCGTGGTACGCGCCCGGGCGGCTGATGGGCTGGCCGCGCCGGAACTTGGGCGTGTGGGCGCCGCGGGTTCAGATCACCTACAGCCACGGCTACCAGACGGCGCCGGACGACATCGTGGACGTGGTCCTCGACCTCGCGACGATGAGCCTGACCAACCCCCAGGCGCTCAGGCAGGAGACGATCGACGACTACTCGCGGACCTTCGCGAGCGAGACGATCGGCGGAGCCGTCCTGACCGACGCCCACAAGGCGGCGCTGGCGCCCTACATGGTCTCCCTCGCCTCCGTGCGGTCGATGTGAGCGGGCCCCTCGACCAGGTCCTCGCGGCCGGCCGGGCGGCGCATCAGCAGCTGCTGATGGTCGACGCGTGCACCATCACGCGGGCCGGGGCGCCGACGCTCAACCGCGTCACGAGCGCGCTCACCCCGGGCGCGGTGACGACGCTGTACAGCGGCCCGTGCCGCCTGAAGACGCAGAGATTGCCGCACGACCGGCACGCCTACGAGCGGATCACCGTAACCGCCCGGTACGAGGTCGCCCTGCCGTTCGGGGCAACCACCGCGGCGCAACTGCAGGTCGGCGACACACTGACGATCACGGCGTCCGGGGATGCCCGGCTCATCGGCCGCGCCATGTCCGTCATGGCGGTGGACTTCGGGTCGACGGCGACCGCGTGGCGTCTGACGGTCGAGGACACCAACTGAGGGGGGATCCATGGCGGTTCCGCAGGTCCTCCCGCACATCGACGCCGTCACCACGGCACTCACCGGCGCCCAGCTCACCGTCTACCTCGGCGGAGCGCCACAGGGTGTCGCGCCGCCGTACGCCGTGCTGTATCCCAGCTCCGGCGCCCCGGTGCGCGCGAGCCTGGCGGACGACCGGGTCAACTGGCTGTCGGTGCTGCAGATCACCTGCGTCGGGACCACCGCCGAGCAGGCGCTCAACTACGCCGACCGGGCCCACGCCGCACTGGACCCGCCGCTCGTCGTCGCGGGCCGCACAGGGTGGCGCCCCGAGGCACTCGACGGCACCCCGGTCACCCGCGATGACCAGGTCACACCCCCCGTCTACTACGTCGCGGCCCGCTGGCGGCTGCGGTCCACCCCGTAAGGAGCTCTCCATGGCACAGCTCACCATCCAGGCGATCCAGCCCGGCGGCATCAGCCCGACCACCGTCTCGGCGGGGGCGAGCGGCGACGCTGTCTCCCTGGCCGCCCCGAACACCTGGGTCGAGGTCACCAACGGCGCGGCGTCCTCGATCACCGTGACCGTCACCGTCCAGAACCCCAACTACAAGGGCCTGACCGTGCCCAACCGCATCGTCACCGTGCCGGCGTCCGGCACCCAGCGCATCGGCCCGTTCGACCCCAGCCTGTACGGCGACGTCAACAACAACGCCCAGATCGGCTACAGCGCGGTCGCGTCAGTGACCGTCGGCGCTTTCCGTATCTGACCCCTCTGACCTGGTAAGGAGAGCCTCATGGCCGATCTGATCTCCGACGGCAACACGAAGGTGGCATGGGCCGCCAGCATCGCGAACCTGAACGCCCCGACCACCGCCGAGCTGACCGCCGCCAAGGACTGGACGCTCCGGATCACGCCCGACGGCCTGAAGACCGACCCGACTACCGCGGACGTCGACACCAGCTCGCTCGCGAGCACCTTCGAGACCAAGGTGCCCGGCCGCCGGTCGTTCAGCGCCGAGATCACCGTCAAGCGGGGTAACAACCCGGTCGACGACCAGCCGTACACCACCCTCACCTACGGCGCCACCGGCTTCCTCGTGGTCCGGCGCGGCATCCCGTACGCCACCACGTTCGCGACCGGCCAGCAGGTCGAGGTGTACCCGGTCGCCTGCGGCGAGCCCGTCAACGTGGCGCCGGCCGCGAATGAGGTGCTGAAGGCCCAGATTCCGCTGAAGATCACTTCGGACCCGGCGACCCGCGCGATCGTCAACTGATGCCCGACATCAGCCACCTGCTCGACACCGCGGCGCCGCGCGTGGTGTCCGTGCCCGTCTGCCTGGACGGCACAGCCGCGGAACGACTGGCCGAACTCCAGGCCGAGCACGCCGAGCTGGCAGACTGGGAGCCCGGCTCGCTCGGCGATACCGACCCGCGGGTTGACCTCGCTCGGCAGGTCGAGCGGGCCCGGGAGGAACTGGCGGCCGCCACGGTCGAGTTCCGCCTCCAGGCGCTCGGGCATCTTGCGTTCACCCGGCTGCTCGGTGCCCATCCTCCGGCGCCCGGGAAGAACGACCTGTACGACCCTGACACGCTTCTCCCGGCGCTGCTGGCCGCCTGCTGCATCTCACCGACTCTGAGCCCGGCGCAGGTCAGCCAGCTGCTCGACCGCGTCAACCACGGCACCGCCCAGGCCCTGTTCGGCGCCGTCCTCGCCGTGAACGAGGAGCCGTCGCCCCTCCCTTTCTAGTCGCGCGGTTGCGGGACGGCCGGCTCCCGTACCGCAGCGAGGTGGAGGCCGCCCGGGCCTGGGGCGTCCCCCGCTCCATCCTGCTCGGTCGGCCGACGCCCGGCCCGGGCGAGCCGCTGTGGCTGCCGGAGGACCGCTGGTGGGCGCTCGCCCTGCTGGAGGTCGAGGCCGCGGCGTGCCGCGACTGCGGTCACCCGACCGGTGAGACCACCGCCGCCGAGGCCGAGTACCGGTACGACGCGCAGGTGGTGCGCTGCCACGCGTGCGCGGCCGGCGCCCGGCGCATGGCCGCCGTCCAGGAGGACGGCACCCGCCCCGAGGGCCTGCAGGTCAGCATCTACCGCAATCAGGAGGCGCGTTGAGCCTGATCATCACCGGCCTGCAGGAGCTGGTCGCCGCACTGGACGGGGCGCCCCTGAAGCTGCGGACGTACGCCGCCAAGGCGGTCGAGGTCACGGCGCGCACGATCCGCGATGACGCCCGCCAGCGGATCTCCGGACACCGCTACCTGCCGCAGTACCCGCGGTCGATCACCTACGACATCAAGCCGACCCCGGGCGGGGTCGAGGCCGAGATCGGGCCCGACAAGCAGCTGGCCCAGGGCGCGCTCGGCAACATCATCGAGTACGGCACCAGCCACAACGCCCCGCTCCCGCACCTCGGCCCGGCGCTGGACGCCGCTGGGCCGGACGCCGAGCACGGCATCACCACCGCAGTGCAGGACGCGCTGCTCTGACCGTGAGGACACCCACCATGACCACCCGCAAAACCCCGCCCGCGCCGGCCCGGCTGACCTTCGCCGAGATCCGGCAGCGCATCAGCCGCCCCCGCCGGATCGTGCCGCTAACGCTGGACGCCGGGGCCGCCGCCCAGGTCGACTCCCTCGGGGAACTGTGCGACCGGCTCACGGCGGCCGGTGCGGACCCCGAGCAGCTGGCCGCCGCCACCGGTGCACTGCGCGAAGCCGAGCAGGCCGCCGACGCCTCCCGCGCCGAGTTCGTCCTGGAATCCGTCTCGCACCGCACCTATCAGGATCTGCGGGCCCAGCATCCAGCCACGCGCGAGCAGATCGAGGACGCCAAGCGCCGCAGCGTCCCCGAGCCTGCGTTCGACGCCGACGGGTTCGCCCCCGCGCTCGTCCATGCCCAGCTCGTCGAACCCCGGCCCGAGAGCCGCGAGGAGTTCGACCAGCTCTGGGGCGAGCTGTCCGACGGCCAACTGCGGCGCCTGTGGGACGGCGCGCTCGCGGTCCAGCTGACCACCTGACCCCTGGGGCGCCCGCCCCGCATGAGCGAGGAGGCGCCCCGTGGCCGATCGCACGGTGACCGTCCGGGTCGTCGCGGACACCTCCCAGTTCGACAGCCGAATGCGCGGCGCGGGATCCTCCGCCCTCGCGCTGGAGGAGTCCGCGCTGCGGGCTGGCCGCGGTACCGCCCTGATGGGCGCCGAGGCCGGCGCCGCCCAGGCCGGGCTCGCGAGGCTGGGCGCCGGAGCCCGCGGTGGCGCCGCCGCGGTGCGCGAAGCCGAGCAGGCCACGACCACCGCCGCCCGCGGCGTGCGGGCCGTCGGCACCGAAGTGGCTGCAGCGGCACCGGCGTTCAACCGGATTGGCACCGCCGCCCGAGGCGGCATGGAGACCGTCCAGCACGGCACCGAGGGCGCGCTGGAGTCCGTCAAGCACCTCGGCCTGCTACTGGCCGGCGGCACGATCCTCTACGGCCTGCACGACATCGTCCACCAGGGCAACGAGTACGCAGACGCCATGAACCGCTACCTCGAGGTGACGCGCGCCTCCGGCGGCCAGATGGAGGCAGCCGGCAGGGAGGCGCGGGCCCTCGGCGCCGACCTTAAGCTGCCGTCCGCGAACGCGGCCGAGGCCGCGGACGCGATGGCCGAACTCGCCAAGGCCGGCCTCAGCGCCGAGGACGCGGTGAAGGCGGCCCGCGGTACGGTCCAGCTGTCGGCGGCTGCCCGGACCGATGTCGCAACTGCGGCAAAAATCGAGGGCGACATTATGGATCAGTTCGCCCTGAAAGCTTCTCAGGCAACCAAGGTTGCCGACGTTCTAGCAAATGCGACGAACAGCGCCAGCGGCGAACTGATGGATATGTACTACGCCATGAAGTATGTCGGCCCGACCGCGCATTCTTTGGGCGTTTCCATCGAGGACACGGCTACCGCGATCGGCCTGCTCGGGAAGAGCGGGATCATCGGCGAGACCGCAGGCACCTCCCTCCGTGGTGCGCTGGTCAACCTGGCCAAGCCGACCAATCAAATGGCGCAGGGCCTGAAAGAGCTCGGGATCCAGGCCTTCGATTCCGAGGGTCGATTCAAAGGCCTTCGATACGTAGTCGATCAGCTTCACACTGCTCAGGGAAGGCTGACTGAGCAGCAGTTTACGAGTGCCGCCGCCATGGCATTTGGCAAACCGGCGCTTTCCGCAATGACCGCGCTCGCCCATCAGGGCGCTGAGGCGTGGGACAGTTTTTCAATTCAGGTCGGCCGGGCCGGTGGCGCGGCCGCCCTCGCGGCGGCCGAGTCCAAGGGGCTCGGCGGCGCGATGCGGGGCCTGGGCAAGCAGCTGCAGGCCGCCGCTCTGGAGCTGTACCTGGGCATCGCCCCGACGTTGGAGAAGATCACCCGCGGCATGGCGGCTGGAGTCTCCAGCGCGATCCCCTACATCCAGCGCGGGATCCAGACCGCCGCCGACCTGTGGACGGTTTACGGCCCAAGCGTGGAACGGGTCCTGACTGCTGGGGGCGCCCGGATCCTGCACGCCGCGACCAGCCTCGTCGGGCCGGTCGAGTCGACCCTGTCCCATCTCGCCACCCGGGCCATCCCGGTCGTCGCGCACGACCTGGACCTCCTGTCCGAGGTCTATCGCAACGCCAAGTCGGCCGTGAGCCCGTTCACCAGCGCAGTGAAGGAGAGCGGCACCGCCCTCCTCAGTCACGCCGGGGCCGTCGAGGTGCTGGCCGGCCGTGTGCACGCCGGCATCGGCCTGGTCGCCGACCTGTCCAAGGAACTCGGCCCGATCGCCTCCGTAGTCGGCGACGTCGCGCACGCCTTCGCCGAGTTGCCCGGCCCGATCCAGCTGTCCGTCCTGGGCATGATCGCGATGAGGCCGTTCCGGCCGCAGATCCAGGCCCTGCAGGACACCGTCGTCGGCTACGGGCGAGCCGGGGTCGACGCGTTCCGCAACGTCGGCGCCAGTATTGAGATGCAGAGGATCCTCGCCGATCAGGCCGGTGTGTCGGTCGGCCGATGGGGAGCCAGCTTCGCCGCGCTGGAGGCTCACGTCCCGGTGATCGGCGCGATGGCGGGCGCCTACCGCAGCACCTCGGCGGCGATCGAGGAAAGCGGCGGCCGGCTCGCTGGGTTCCGTGGCGCGCTCGCCGGCACGGCGGCGGCCGTCGGCACCGGCGCCGGCATGGGCCTGCGGGGTGCCCTCGGTGGCCTGTGGTCGTTCCTGGGCGGCCCGTGGGGTGTTGCGATCGCTCTCGCGATGGTCGGCCTCGACCACCTCGCCCAGAAGCAGCAGCAGGCCGCGGCCGCCGCTGAGGCACACCGTTCCCGCATCACCAGCCTCACCACCGCCCTGCAGCAGTCGCATGGTGAGGTCGACGCATCCGTGCGGGCGGCTGCCGTGCAGATCATCAGCGACGCCAAGCTGAAGGACGGCAAGACGTCCTTGTTGGACGTCATGAAGAAGGCGTCGGTCAGCGCGACCGAGCTGACCGACGCCTACCTCGGCCAAGGCAGTTCGATCCCCCAGCTGCGGCAGAAGTTGGAGGATCTCGCCAAGTCCTACGCCGCGTCCCGGTCTGGCAGCGAGCGGGACCAGGTGCTTGCCCACGAGCAGGGCCGCCAGTACAAGGCGGCCGCCGACGCGCTCGGCGCTCTTGATGGCGAGCTCCCGACAGCCATCCAGCGGCAGAAAGACCTGTCCGCCGCGGTCCAGGGGTCCGGTTCTGCGGCCGGCGACGCGACCAACCCGACCGGGCGTCTGAAGGCCGCGATCGACACCCTGAGCAAGACCGAGGCGGACGCGGACACCAAGGCCCGCGCCCTGAAGGACGCGCTACACCTGCTGTCCGGCGGTCAGCTCGACGTCGAGGCCGCGACGGCCACGATGAACAGGCAGGTGCTCGACCTCAACGCGACTTGGGCGAACGGCATCGATAAGGCCCAGGGCTACGGGGCCGCGCTCCTCGCCGTCGACGGCAGCTTGAACACCACGACGGAGAACGGTCAGACGCTCTGGACCAAACTTCAGAGCCTCACCGAGGGTACGGCCGGGGCCGCTCAGGCCACGTACGACCTCGCCCGCTCCCAGGGTGTCAACCTGACCGAGGCCCTGAACCGGGCCGAGGCCCCTATGCAGACCGCGTGGGAGGCCGCCGTGAAGGCCGGCACCGAGTTCGGATTGTCGGCTGATCAGGCCAAAACTTTGGCCTACCGGATGGGACTCATCCCGTCCTACCTGGCGATCACCATGTCGACCCCGGGCATGACCGAGACCCAGAAGGATTTGCTCTACGTCCAGGGGCTGACGTCGCACCTGGCCGAGGGGACGAAGGTCACCGTCAGCGCCTTGACCGCCGATGCCGTCAAGGATCTGCAGTCCGTCGGCATCGCGGTGCGTGAGCTGCCGGGTGGGCGGCAGATGGAGATCACGGTGCCCACCGGGCAGGCGCAGGCCAACCTGAACGCGTTGATCAGCAAGCTCGACGCGATTCCGACCAGCAAGTCCGTGTCCGTGGACGTCAGCTGGATGACGTACGCCGACAAGCACGTGCCGGTCGGCTGGGCCAACGGCGGCATCAACTACGCCTACGCCAACGGCGGGGTCACCGCGTTCGCGAACGGCGCCGAGCGCCACGTCGCCCAGATCGCCCCGGCCGGCGCCATGCGGCTGTGGGCAGAGCCGGAGACCGGTGGGGAGGCGTACATCCCGCTCAGCCCGACCAAGCGGACCCGGTCGACGGCCATCCTCGGCGACGTCGCTGGCCGGTTCGGGTACCAGCTGGTGCCAGCCCGGGTCATGAGCGGCGTCGGCACGACGTCGACCACGAGCTACGACCAGTCCCGGAGCATCGAGATGCACCTGCACGGGGCCCAACAGTCCGGCCGCGAGCAGGTCGCCGACCTGATGCGGCATCTGCAGTTCGTCAGCTGAGAGAGGGGTGATGTCGTGGCGTACACGCCCGGGAGCACACTCGGCGGCCTACGGGTCGACCTCGGCGCCATCCCACTCGGCGGCGTCGACTCCGCCGGCATCGCCTGGGGCCTCAGCAAGTTGGAGGGATGGGACTCGCCGGATATCTGGATCACCCATTCTCGCCGTCAGGCCGACCACGGCGCCTGGGCGAGCCCGGCTTACATGCAGCCGAGGGTACTGGCCCCTCAGGGGACGATCGTCGCCCCGACCCGGGCCGCCCTGGACGCCGCTCTCGATCAGCTCCAGGCCGCTGTATCCCTCGGCGACACGCTGGTCGTCGTCTACGAGACGACCCCCAAGCAGTGCGTCGTGCGACGCTCCGGAAAGCTGCTGATTGAACGGCAGACGGACCGGGTGGCCACCTACAGTGCGCTACTGACCGCGGCCGACCCGCGCCGGTATTCCACCACGCTGCAGTCCCAGTCCACCGGGCTGCCGCAGGTCACCGGCGGCACCGCGCTGCCGTGGACGCTGCCGCTGACCATCACCAGCGGCAGCAGCTCGGGGACGCTGACTCTCACCAACGCGGGCACGATCACCGCCAAACCGGTCCTGACGCTCACCGGGCCGGCGACACCGCCGATCCAGATCGTCGCCCAGTACCCGGACGGCAGCACGCGGCAGCTCACCTACTCGTCGGCCCTGCTGGCTGGCGACCAGCTCGTCATCGACTGCTCTGCGCACACCGTGACGCTCAACGGCACGACGTCCCGGCGCCGTTACCTGTCCGGGCAGTGGCCCGAGATCCCGCCTGGTTCCGTCACGGTCCAGTGGAACGCCACCCCGTACAACTCGTCCGCCGTGCTCACCGGCGCCTGCCGGTCCGCCTGGATGTAAGGAGCCCCGTGGCCACGCGACCTCTCTGGGAGCCATCGCTCTCCTACAACGAGGCGGACTTGCGGAGCATGGACAGCATGCTCGTCATGAGCGACGGCACGACGCTCGGGTCCCGGCCCGGTATCCGCCCGGGTGATCCCGGGCTCACCGTCACACTGTCCGGGACCACCATCAACATCTCCGCCGGCGTCGCGGCCCTCACCTTCACGGGCCAGAGCCTCTACCGGGCCTACCTCGCCGCGACGACCCTGACCCTCGCCGCCGCCAACGCGACCTACACCCGGCTCGACCTCGTGTATCTGCGGGTGTGGGACACGGCCGTGGACGGCACGGGGCTGCGTCAGGCTGATGCGGTCTACCTGCAGGGCACCGCGTCGGCCACCCCCGTCGCACCGGCGCCGGGCCCCACCGAGATCTACATCCAGCTCGCCGTCATCACCGTCCCGCCGTCCGGCGGCGGATCCCCCACGGTCAGCACCGCGAATCGGCCGCTCACCGTCGCCCCAGGCGGCGTCCTGCCGGTCTCCTCCAGCACCGACATCGCTCTCGCCGGCACCTACACCGGCCAGGCCCGCTTCAACGTCTCTCGGGGCGTGCCGGAGTACTGGACCGGCTCGGCGTGGGCCGCGCAGGGTGACTACACCTCGTTCACGCCGGCGTGGACCGCCTCGTCCACGAACCCGGTGCTCGGTAACGGCACCCTGGTCTCCCGCTGGTGCCGCACCGGGCGTCAGATCCACTGGTACGGGAATCTGCTCCTCGGCTCCACCAGCAACGGCGGGGGCGGCCTGTGGTCAATGTCGCTGCCGGTGCAGGCCGCCAGCACCGGCATTAAAGTGCAAGGCACCGCCAACTACACCGTCGCCGCCGACAACGAATACCTCGGCGTGGTCGAGATCAGCCCGGGTGCCACCGTCGCCGGGTTCACCGTCAAGATGCAGACGTCGTACTTCTTCTCCAACCTCACCAACGCACTCCCGGTCGGTGCGTCGAGCAACGGGTCCCTGTACTGGTCGGTCCTCTACGAGGCCGCCACGTGAGCGCGGTCACTCTCGCCTGGTACGCCTGCGACCTCCGGACGGGCCGCATCGCGGAGGAGCTCCCCGCGCTCACACCGACGCAGGCGCTGTCCCGACGACTGGGCACGGTCACGAGCGTGCGCGCCGAGTTGGCGCTGGCCGGCGCACCTCCCGAGTGGCAGTCCGCAACGGACCCGGGTCGCACCCTGCTCGTCGCGGTCGACTCGACGACCGGGGTGCCCCTGTGGTCCAGCATCCCGATGGTGCGTGAGGGCGGCTCCGCCGACACCGTCGCCATCACCGCGAGCACCCCCGAGGCCTACCTGGACAGGCGGTTCACGGGGGCTTACAGCGGCACGGCAGTCGATCTCTCCACGGCCATGGCCCAGGTCGCGCAGCCCGTTCTCGCCCAGGGGCCGCCGTTCACCGTCGACTCGGTCGCGTCGGGCACCATCGGCAACTACACGGTGCAGGACTCGGACGACAAAACGGTGCTGTCCTGCCTGCAGGAACTCGATGCCATGGCCGGCGCCCCCGAGTGGACCGTCGACACCGTGTGGGCGGACGCCGCGCAGACGATGTTCCAGCTGGTCCTGCGGATCCGGCCGAAGATCGGCGTCCAAGCGGCCGTTCCCGAGGCCCAGTTCGACTTGCCCGGCTGCATCACGGACTACCTCCTGTCCGAATCGTATGAGCGGGGCAAGGGAGCGACCTCGGTCGTCGCCCGCGGCGAGGGCCAGGGCGCGTCCCGGATCACCTCGACCGCGCACACCGCGACGTCGTGGATCGCCGACGGCTGGTGCCTGTGGGAGCACCGCTACCAGCCCGCAACAGGGATCACCGACGTGACGCAGCTGGAGGCGCACGCCACCGACGCCCTCACGCGCCTGCAGCCGGGCGCGTCCGTATGGACCGTCAACGCTGCGGCGAGCGTCGCCCCGCGGCTCGGAACCGCCTGGAGCCTCGGGGACAGTGTCGGCGTCAACATCACCGCCTCCCAACGGCACCCCCGGGGCGCCTCCGTAGTCTCCCGCGCCTACGGCTGGGAACTGGACGCCGAGGCCGACCGCGTCAGCCCGATCCTGCTGGAGGAGCATTGAGCATCCGCCGAGACCAACTGCCCGCCGGCATCGACGGGATGGGCCGGGCGATCGCCGACCTGCAGCGGCAGGTTCGCGAACGCGCCGCCCAGCTCATCCCGTTGCTGCGGCGCGCGGACGGCACCCTCGCCGCCCAGCTCGCCGCTGCCTGGTCGTGGCTCGACAAAGCCGGCAACACCCTGGTCGCAGAGGACACCATCGCCGGGGCAGGCCTCGCCCGGCCCTGGGTCGCCTACAGCCCGCCCACCGACGACAACTCCGCCAACTGGCCCCGCACCTCCGCCAGCTCCTGGACCACGATCGCCCGCTCGCGCGGCATCACCCAGCACCCCAAGATCAAGGTCCGGGCGGCGCTGTCCGCCGACAGCGGCACCGCCGGCCAGCTCCGCCTGTGTGTGAACAGCGTCCCCGTCATCACCGGAGCCGTTGGCGCCGAGCTCAACGCCACCGCTGCGCTGCCTAGCTTCGCGCACATGGCCGAGGTCGAGTTCACTTTGCAGGCCCAGGTCACCAGCGGCACCGGCAACGTCTACGGCACCACCCGCTACCTGTACGGCGTCCAATCCTGAGGAGAACCGTTGCGCTATCTCGGCACACTCGGAGCCCCCAACCCGGGCGACTTGACCACTTATCTCGACCAGATGGCCGGCGCCGAGTACCGCGCGGGCCGAGCCGGGCAACCGGCTGGATCACCCGCTGTGTACGGCGAGCTGTGGCTCATCGCAGTCAACCAGCCGAACACGTCCAACACCACCACATGGCAGGTGTGGGCGTTCACGTCGAACGACGATGTCCCCGGATGGCCCAACAACACCTCGGCGTACCTCGGAGGGATCCGCGCCGCCCTCGACTTCGCCCAGCCTCTCAAGACCGCCGGCGCCAGCGTCGCCCTGCGCCACTACAGCAACTTCGCGGTCACCTCGACCGCTGCGGACGTACCGCTCACCTGACCACCTTCCAACAAGCCCCCCGGCCGGACGGTACGGGGGCTTCTTCATGCTCAGGAGGCCCACGCCATGCCCGACCAGTGGATGCCCGGCGCCGAGATACACGACCTCGGCGACCACGCCCCGACCGACCAGCAGTACCCCCCGAAGGCCATCGCCCACATCACCTGGGACCGCAACGCCACCGCCGCCGCACCGCAGGACTGGTGCACCTTCGACGACCTCGTCAACTACTTCACCACCAGCGGCGCCGGGGCCGCCCCGCACTTCATCTGGGACCCGTTCAGCGGGCGGATAGCCCAGCTGTTCCCGGCCGACTCCCGATCCAAGTCCGTTCTAAGCCCGCCCGGTTCGCCGACCCGGACTAACCGGGCCGGCCGCGTGGTCATCCAGATCGAGGCGGTGTTCTTCCCCTACTGCCGCAAGGACGGCCAGGTGTACGCGCGCCTGGTGGACACCCCGTGCGCCGGGTGGGACCGCCTGCACGCCTTCATCTCCTCCTGGGGCGTCCCGGACGTATGGCCGATGGGGCGCCCGACCGACTTCACCGACCACCGCGACGAGCAGGTGTGGGAGACGCAGGGCGGCTGGTACGCGCACGCGCACGTGCCGTTCAACGACCACACCGACCCGGGTAGCTGGCCTGACTTCGGTACCGCCGGTAGCGACCCGGCGCCCCAGCCGACCCCCGCGCCCGCGCCGGATGCCACCCCGGCCCGATACCAGACCACGATCAACGGCCTCCAGTACGGCTACGGCGCCCAGGGCGATCAGGTGACCGCCGTCGGGCAGGCGCTGGTCGCCCGCGGTTTCGGCTCCCACTACCAGCAGGGCCCCGGCCCGAACTGGACGGACGCGGACACCGAGAACTACGCCGACTACCAGCGCTCCCTCGGCTACAGCGGCCAGGCAGCGGACGGTGTCCCCGGCCCGGACAGCCTCCGGCAGCTGCTTGGCAACCCGCCGAGCCGCACGGTCTCCCTCGCGCACATCATCGCCGCCGCGCAGACCGACCCGGGCGCCGAGCAGGGCCACCAGACGTACCCGGGCGACGTGACCATCGTCCAGAACGCCCTGTGCGCCGAGGGCGTCCTTGACGCCAACAACTCGGCCTGGGGTCGCGGTTCGTTCGGCACCATGACCGTCGCCGCCTACGCCGCCTACCAGCGCTCCCTCGGCTACAGCGGCCAGGCAGCGGACGGCGTCCCCGGTCACGCCAGCCTCCAGCGCCTGGGCGACGCCCACGGCTTCACCGTCACCGACTGATCGGAGCACCTGATGTCCGACTCCGCCCGCCGCACCGCCCGCACCATCCTCGCCGTCGTCCTCGCGCTCGCCGCCGGTCTGCCGCTGCTCGTCCGCACCGCTGGTCTGCCGGACACCCTCCCCGGCCTCGGCACCGTCCTCGCGGTCGCGGCCGCCATCACCCGCGTCCTCGCCCTCCCGCAGGTCGACGCCTGGATGCCCGCGTGGCTGCGGATGACCCCGCCGAAGGCGCCGCTGCCCGACCCGGTCGCCCCGCCGGCGCCCCCCGTCCCGCCGACCGCGAGCCGCGAGTGACCAACCCGGCCCCTACCCCTACGACGGTGGACCTGCTGGTGGTGCTGACCCGTCTCGAGACCAAGCTGGACACGGCCACCGCGGGCGTCGCCGACCACGAGACCCGGATCCGTGCAGTCGAGCAGACTGCCATCACCGAGGCGGACGTCGCCGGGCTCCGGGCCGACGTCGAATCCCTCAAGCGAGGCCGCTGGCCGCTGCCGACCATCGGCGCCATCGGCGGCGTGGTCGGCGCCATCGCCGCCATCTACGCCATGGCCCACCCCTGAACCGCCACGCCCCCGCTCGGCCATGTGCCGGGCGGGGGCGCTTCGCCGTGTCCTCTAGGCTCAACTCCATGCGCTCTGTGGTGTTCGACATCGGCGAGACCCTGACCAGCGACACCCGCTACTGGGGCGACTGGGCCCGGTGGCTCGGCGTCCCAACACACACGATGTCGGCCCTGGTGGGGGCCGTACTTGCCCAGGGCCGCGACAACGCAGACGCGATCCGGATCGCCCGGCCGGACGTGGACGTGGCCGCAGAGTGGCGGGCCCGGGAGGCCGCCGGCCAGGGGGACCACCTCGAGGAGTCGGACCTCTACTCGGACGTGCGCCCCGCACTGGCCAGACTGCGGGCGGCCGGGCTGTGGGTCGGGATCGCAGGCAACCAGAACTCGGGGGTGTCCGAGCTGCTGCGCAGGCTCAACCTGCCGGCCGACGCCATCGCTACGTCTGGCGAGTGGGGGGTGTCCAAGCCGAGCGCCGACTTCTTCGAGCGGGTGACAGCGTGGGCGCCAGGTAAGCCTCACGAGATGGTGTACGTCGGCGACCACCCGGCAAACGACGTGGCGCCCGCCCAGGCCGCTGGCCTCCGGGCCGCGCATCTTCGCCGCGGCCCGATCGGTCTCACGTCGACCGCACCCACTGCGGACTGGACCGTGACCTCGCTGACCGAGCTGGCCGAACTGCTCGCCGGCCAATAGCAGGATTCGCCCCGACGGCGTGACCGTCGGGGCGAATCGTCCCGGCTCCCGCGTGGGCGCCGGTACCGTTCCGAGTGCGACCACGGAACGGAGCCACCCTATGCCCGGAACCACCGCTGCCGCACTCGGTCAGCGAATTGAAACCGCCCGCCTATCCGCTAGGTTGACGCGTCGCCAGCTGGAGGAGCTGTCCGGCGTCTCGTACAGCACGATCCGCAAGGTCGAGCGCGCCGAACGCTGGCCAGGCGATGGCGTCCTGGAAGCGCTGGCCCGCGCTCTCGGTCGTGCCCCGGAGGATCTGCTGGACGGCCCAGGGCGGACCGACAGTCGGGTACACGAGGCCATCCCCAACCTGCAGCGTGTGATCGCCGCGTACGACCTTCCGGAGGACGGCCTGGTCCGGCCGATGCCGCTCCTCGCGGCGGACGTCGAGCGGGCAGTCGAGGATCGTGTGCAGTCGCAGTACGCGCGCCTCGCCGAGCAGATGCCGCGGTTGCTGGCGGAGCTGTTCCGCGCCATCGACCAGGCCCGGGGAGCCGACCGCGAACAGGCCGCTCGCCTTCTCGCGCTGGCGATCAGGTCGGCGGACGCGGTGGCCTACAAGTACGGCTACCGGGACCTGAGCGCCCGCCTGGTCGAGTTGATGCGGTGGGCGGCGGGACTCACCGGCGACCCGGCGCTGGAAGCTGCTGCCGCCTACGTCCGCATGGAGACGTTCTTCTCCGCGGGCCAGCTCGATCCTGGTCTGCGGTCGCTCCGGGCCGCAGTCGACCGGATGCCGGCGCCGACGACGGAGCCGCTTGCCGCTGCGGCTGCGGCGCTTCACATGCGGGCAGCAGTCGCAGCTGGACGGATGCGGCGCCCGGACGAGGCCCGGGAGCACCTTCGGGACGCCGAGGTGCTGTCCCGACGCGTCCGGGAGGGGCTGTACGACGGGACCGCGGTTGGACCGGACTCGCTGGAGATCCACCGGCTCTCGGTGGCGGTCGAGGTCGGCGAGCCGCAGGATCTCCGAGACGCGGTAGACGCAGCGGCCCGGTGGGCGCCACCGCGGGATCTTCCCGCAGAACGGCGGTCGCACTACTACATCGACCTCGGCCGGGCCCAGATGACCCTGGGGAAGCCGCAGCACGCGAAGGAGTCGCTGCTGGTAGCGCGCCAGATCGCGCCCCAGCATGTTCGTGAACACGGTCAGGTGCGAGCGGAGTTGGCCACCATGGTCCGGCTGTCTCGCGGCCGAGACGAGCAGCTGCTCCAGTTCGCGCGGTGGGCCAAGGCGGTCTGATGAGGTGCCACAGGTTGTGGCACTTTCGGGGGTAGCCGCCGGGGACTCTTAGTGGCGTGACAAGGACACCGGCCCCCCAGGTTGTCGATCCGGGGTCAATAAGCCCCGCTCGGCTCCACGGGGAGGCGTGCATCAGCTGCGGCTCGCCTGAGCCGCCGATGGTTACGGCTGGCCACGTCTACACGTCGACCGGCTCCACGACAGCGCCACTGGGCTGGGCTGTCGTGGCTCACCCCGCGTGCCTTGAGGCCGAGCCGTGACGGTCATCGTGAGCTGGCCGCCGCACCCGAGCGAGATCGTCATCCATTTCGACACTCGCCCCGGCGGCCGGTACATCAGCGCGGAGTGCCAGCTCGGCGCTCACTGGGGTTGTCCCGGTGGTATTCGCGATGAGGCTCGCGCTGCCGTCCTGATCTGCCTCTGCCTCACTCCTGGCTGCGCGTGCGGCCGACATCTATCGGGAGGTACCGCGTGAGCACTGCCGAGCTCGTGAACATTGACCCTCGCGGCCGCCGACCGCCCCGTCGGGACATGCACGAACACGCGGCTGCGACCACGGCCCGGATGCTTCAGGACGAGCACCGCAGCGACGGCGGCATGTGCGTGCGCTGCGACTCCGTGTGGCCGTGCACGATCGCGGCGGACGCGATGCACGGGACCACCCCATGACACCGCAGAAGGTCGACGTGGCAGCCGGGGCGACGGGGATTACGACGCGTAAGGAAGACGAGGGCATGAGAATCGAGGGCGACCTCACGGTCGCGGTGGACGGTTACCTGGAACCCGTCACCAAGTCTGCGGCGGAGGCCCTGGACGCGCTGTGGCAGGCGGTGAGCCAGCTGCCGATCAGCGCGTACGAGCTGCAGGCCATGGAGTGGTTGCTCGCTTCCGGCAGCACGGCGGACCTGGAACGCATGCTGGACGGGTCCGGCGTCGTGGACTGGACCTTGCGCCTGGACGGCGGCGGTCAGGCGATCATCCGCGTGTGGCACGGCGACGGGCTGACCAAGGCCCAACGCGTCGGCGCCCGGTACTCCGTCGTGCAGCTGCCGGCCGATGAGCTGGGGCGGCGCCTGTGGGCGATCCGCGATACCGAGACCGACGATCTGGTCCGGACCGACGAGCACCCGCTCCAGTTCTCGATCCAGGAGAGCGCCACCGCGTGGATCCTCGGCCAGGTCAACATCGCCGGGTACCGCGTGTTCCCGGCCGGGACGGGCACCACCTCGACGGAGGAACAGTGAGCAAGCAGCGCACGCCCGACCCGGACGCACCATTTCCGGTGGAGTTCCGGTCGTTCATCGGGCCCATCCGAGCGATCAAGGTGACCCCTGCCCAGTGGCGCGGGGAGACCTGCATCATCGGCAAGGACTGCAGTGAAACTCGGACGCAGCTCCACAATGTCGGCAGCCTCTGCAACAAGGCCTCCGCCCCCGGCAGTCTGGAGTACCTGCGGACCGCGTACGCGCACATGGACTGCCTGCGGCCTGAGGAGCGGTGGGTGCCCGCGCACAGTCGCTGCCAGCCGACCGCCGCGCCGACCTGGTGACCGTCGCGGGCGGGACTCCCGTCGCCTCGGACGAGTACGGGCGGTGCGTGACGTGCAGGGGATGGGGACGGGGGCCCTGGGTCGCCGACCTCACCGCCCACATCGCCCTGGTGCTGCACTGCCAGCCGTCCCAGCCGAACGCGCCTCAGGAACACGACGACCGAGCCACGATGGTGGGTCCCGCAGCAGCACGAGAGGACAGCCGATGAGCGGCACAATCCCCCGAGATGAGCAGAGCCGGTGGCGTGGTCAGCGCGGCCGCGGTTCCCGAGGGCCCACCCGGGGGGCCCTGCACCCCACGATGCCGCTGCCGGACGACCAGCCGGCGGCCGAGGAGATCGAGGAGGAGACCGAGATGAGCGACGACGGTCAACGGAAACCGTCCGGCAACCCTGGCGGAATCGGCGGGCCGGCGCCCGCGCCTCCGGGTCCGTCCAGCCCGCCGCCGCCGAACCCGCCGAGCGAGTAGCGGCGTCCATGGCCGGCCGTACGGCGGTACGGTCGGCCTACTCGCGGAACAGGCGCCACAGCGGCACCGGGAGCGCCCGCGCGATGGCGCTGAGCTGGTCGAGGGTGGCAGGAATGAGGCCGTTCTCGATTCGGCCAATCGTTCGCCTGTCCAGGCCTGCTCGCTCGCCGAGCCGCTCCTGGGTGAGGCCGGCCTGCCGCCTGAGCGAAAGGAGCCGCGTCCCTAAGTCTCGGCGGTCGCGGATCTGCTGGTCATCGGGCTGGTACGGGGCAGGCACCCCTTGACGCTGACGGCGCCATGATCAAAAGTCTGTACCGGTATGCGGTCATTTATCGGCCACTAGTTCGATAGGATCGGCCTTCCGGAGCCGGGGGGATCGGATTCGGGAGCACACGTGAGTTACACCCTCACCATCGAGGGCTTGATCGACCCGACAACGCACGCCACCCTCCAGGACGCCGTCGACGCCCTGGCCAAGACCTTGAGGCGCACGCCGGTCAACCCCGACCGGCTCTCTGCCTACCTGTGGATGATCACAGCCGAGGGCGCCCTTGAGCGCGTCCGCGACTTCATGAAGCGGGACGGTGAGTTCCGCCTCCGCTTTGCCTCTCGCGGGACCCGCTACGTGGCCGTGATCCGCCAGAACTAGCGCTGGAGCTCCCGCTTCGCCCACCAGTACAGCAACTGCGGCACGGTGGCCGCGCCGACCATCGTCTTCAGCTCCGCCAGGCGGCTGGTGACGGTGCGGCGGGACACCTCGAGCTGAGCAGCTATCCCGTCCTGCTCCATGCCGCGCGCCAGGCACGAGAGGATCCCGACGTGGACCGGGAGGAGCTCCGGCTCTTGCTCACCTCCCCATGGTTCGGAGTGGGTCCAGTCTCGTTCGAAGGAGCCGCACACGAGGGCGACGAGGATCTCGTCCGTTACTACCGCCGCCCGGTCTGGCGCGACCTCGGTGGAGCTCCAGGGTTCGAGCACGGGCACGACTGCCACGCGTCGGTCAACCACGATCGCCCGGCCGAACGTTCTGCCGGTGCGGATCTGCGCGCCCCGCTCGGTCATGGTCAGCGCCCATCGGGCCGTCGGCCCGTCAGCGCGCGCACTTGGCAGGTAGATCGTGCGCATGGTGGCTCCCCGCTTCAGCACACCGAGGTCCCGTTGGTACGAGACCGCCAGGAGGTCGGCCGGCCGAGGACCGGTCGGCTGAGCGGTGAGGAGCTCGCGGGTGCAGCCGTTGACGAGGGTCTCCAGCCGCTCGTTAATCGCGCGGAACCCCGTGACCACCTCGACGCCGGGGGTCAGGCTGCGGCCGGGGTGTGCTGCCCGGTAGGCCGACGCCATCCCGGAGAGCTGAGCGGGGACCGACTGGGCCTCGGAGAGCATCCCGACGGCGACCTGGACGAGGGATGCCTGCCACTGTCGGACGGCTGCGTCTACGTCGAGCGCCTGCATGCGGTCAGGTCGGCCTGGATCGGGCGCAACGAGCCCGACGCTGATCAGCTGGTCCCGCGCCGGGCTCGGCGGGGGGCTGGTCTCGGCGCCGGAGAGGATCCTCAGATAGAGATCCACTGCTTCCGGTATGAGAAACGGGCGAGCCTCACTGGTGTCCGGTTCCACCGATTTACCCCATATGGCGACCTGTCAGAACTGCGCACGTGCGCAACTTTTTAAGTCTATCCCGGAAGGGGTTGATTCAACGTCGAACAATGCGAACACTGGTCCTTCGAGGAACTCACGCCTCCGTTTCACCCACCCACCACATCAGCAGCGAAGGGGTGCCCCATGCCCGCACGCAGGACCGCCCACCGAGCCCTGGCCGGCATCATTGCTGGCGCCGCCCTCATCGCCGGGCTCGCCGCAGCAGCCGCGCCGAGCGCGCAGCCGCAGCGCATCGCCGACTCGGTCTGGGGCGTCGTCGCTCCGCAGTCGGCTTCTACGCCGACCCCGACCGCTGCGCCGGTCACCGTCAACGACTCCGTCTGGGGCTGACACAGCTCTGGCCGGCCGCTTGTCAGCGGCCGGCCGGGCCTCATGCTTCCCGCCCCCCAGTGCCCGTCTTCACCGGGCGCTGAGGAGCGGGACCTCCGGGGCCGGTAGGAGACCCTCATGCTGTGGGAGGCTGTCGGGAATCCTACCGAGCCCTGATGCCGCCCCATACCCCCCTTGCGGAGGGTATGGGGCGGCTCGCATATGAGGACGTGCGAGGAATCCTAGGGAGTTTCCAGGGAGCGAGGGAGTCTCCAGGGAGGATCTGGCTGAGGATTCTTGGGAAAGTATGAGGAATTCCGAGGAATCTGAATTCCCAGGTCAGAGCCCGTGATCAGCACTCGATGACGTTCACGGCGAGGCCGCCGCGCGAGGTCTCCTTGTACTTGATCTTCATGTCGGCATTCTTGCTGACTGATGCTCTGAACTGTGGCTGAGCGAGGATCAACGAGGCCTCGACGACCGCGAGGGAGTCTCCAGGGAGAATTTCGATCCGGGGGGTGTTGGGGGCCTCTGCCGACTCGAACCAGCTGTCCATCGCGGCGAGCCCGCGGGCGCCGGATCCCGGCATGAAGTGAGCGTACCTCTCCAGGGTGATCGTCGGCGAGCTGTGGCCCATCCACACCGACAGCGTCACGGGGTCGACGTTCTCCGCGAGCTGGACGCTGGCGTAGGTGTGGCGCAGGCCGTGGAAACCGTGCTCCCGCGGGTCCGTCCACCGGAAGCGTCGCAGTCGCTTCTGTCGGGCGATCTCCTCCGGCGTCTTGGGCTCGATCCTGGCGATGAGGCCGGCGGCCATGAGCGCGGGCTTCCAGGTGCGGTCGTTGAACGTCCGGTAGTAGACCCGGTTCCCTTGGCTGGTCGTCACCAGCAGCGGCACCGTGACCGGCTTCCGCTGGCGCGCCTCCAGCTCGGTCTTCGGAGGCGTCGGGTCCGACCACGGAAGCGTTGTCTGGGTCGGCGGGTACCGCTCCATGTGCGCCCTCACGCGGGCCGCGAGGTTCGGTGTCAGCGGCACCTCACGGACCTTGTCCCCCTTGGGGAGCGCGAAGTAGAACTGGCCGGCCGTCGAGGCGCGGAGCTGCCTGCGGATGTGGATCACGCCCTTGTCGAAGTCGACGTCCTCGGCGCTGAGTCCAAGTACCTCGCCCTGGCGTAGGCCGGCGCCGACTCCGAGGTCGACGGCGATCCGGTACCGGTCCTGGACGGCGTCGCGAATCGCGTCGACGGTCTCCCGCTTCCAGGCCCGAGCCCTCTTCTCGGCCTTCTTGGGCGGCTTGACGCTCCGGTTCACGCGGCACGGGTTCTTCAGGATCCGGCCGTCCTCGACGGCGGCGCTGAGGATGGTGCTGAGGTGGATCCAGATGACCTCGGCGGTCGAGGTGTCGACCCGCGTGAGCAACTCCTTCTTCCACTCCCGAAGGGCCGCTGCGTCGATGCGCCTGAGTGCCAGCTGCCCGATGGGCAGGCCCTCTATGTGGTTACGGACCTTGCTCTCCATGGCCGTGTACGTGGTGAGCTTGTCCGTACGGCCCGGCCAGAAGTGCTTCTGGATGTAGTCGGTCAGCAGGATGTCGCCATTCCGCGGGTCGACGAACTCCGCACGGCGCTCGTCTGTCTGGGCCTGGGCGAGCCACTTCTTCGCGTCGCTGGCGGAGTCGAACGACCGGGCGCGCACGCCGGGGATCCCGGCGACCTTGTAGCGCTTCCCCTTGCCCCACAGGTCCGTCTTCCGGCGCTTCCCGGTCTCCGGGTCCGGGCGCTTCGTCAGCCAGCGATCTTCGATGTACCCAGCCACTGGGCACCCCCCTCAAGGTCGACCGCGCGGGTCTTCAGGATCCAGCCGGTAACGCCGAGCTCGGCGGCGAGCTCGGCCGGGCTCGTGGCCCACTGCCGGGCGGCACAGAAGTCGGACAACCCGATGAGCTTGCGGGCGGCCCGCAGGTCGGCGAGGCGCTCGGCCCGCAGGCCGGCCACGCCACCGCAGCCAGCGTCGCCAGCCAGGATGTGCTCGATCTCGTGCGCGAGGACGCACCGCTCCTCGACCGGGCTGAGCCCCTGGGCGAGGATGACGACGCGATGCTCGGGGGACCACGCGCCCCAGGTGTCCCTCAGCCACTGCCGGACGACGGGTATGCCCATCCGCTCCAGCTCGGCGTGTGGGTCGTACTGTGCCGCGGCGACAACGCCGACGACTGCAGGCATGCCTCTCCCCCTGAGTCCTGACGTGTGGGAGGCATGCCGGTGCGCCGATTCTGGCATATGCAGGCGGGGAAGCGTGAGGATTTAGCCACGTTAAGTCACGCGTGTCGTGGGTAGGCCAGGGAGTTACGACTTCCCCTGCTCGCGGGTGTACTCCTCCAGCGCCTGCCGAATCCGCGCGGCGTCATCAGCTGGAACGCTCGGGTCGCCCTCCGCCCAGCCGTGCGGCCTGTACGCGGCAAGCCCGTAGGACGACTGGGCAGGCGCCCCCTTCGGGATCGACTGCAGCAACCGGTCCGCGGCATCCTCTAGGAGGTCCCGCAGCGCAGGATCGCCGCCCGCTGCAACCGCAGCCCGGGCAAAACGACCCACCGCAGGGAAAAGCTCGGCCGGCTCGAGCGGTGCGGGGGCGAGCATGTCGACTGGGGCCCGATGCGATGACATCGTCGGCTCGACGCCTGCCAGGGCGCGCTCAACCGCGCCAGCAGGCCATCCGAGAGCGCCAGCAACGGCGTAGTAGCCAGCGGGGATGTCCTCGGATCCGGCAGCTCGACCAACGCCCCGCTCGTAGTTGCCGATGGTGCGCTTGGCCAGTCCGGCCCGTTCAGCCAGGTCGGACTGGAGCCACTGCCGCCGTTTCCGATCGCGCGCGATGCACTTGCCCAGATGCACCCAGTCCTGCACGGCCATCCCCGTCCGGTAGCGCCTCTACGCCCAACGAGAGGCAACGATAGACAACAGTCTCGCAGACCAGAGGCATCTGGATGCAGGCCGGTTCCCGCCAGATGCACGCCAGTGGCACATTGATTCCTCTTGATTCCTCTCGATGCCTTGCATTGCCTCTCTGATTCCTCTAGCTTCAGTGCTGTGCAAGCGCGGGGATCAAGCATCCGCAGCAAGCGCGAACAGATGGGCTACGGCCTGCGGCGCTTTGCTGCCCAAGTCGGGATCTCGTCCTCGCACTTGTCCCGGATTGAACGAGACCAGAGCGGCGCCCAGCCTGAGGTTTTGATGCGTATCGCACTGGGGCTGAACGTCGCGATCAGTGACATCACAGAGGAAACGGAGGGGAAACAATGAGCAAGGACAGTGGCGTCCAGTCGCCGATCCTGAACCTCATCGAGGCGGCCGAATACGTTCGTCGAACGCCCAAGGCGATGCGCTGCCTGCGCGAGCGTCGGAGCGGTCCGGCCAGCTTCAAGTCGGGTGGTCGTGTGATGTACCGCCTGGCCGCTCTCGATGCATGGCTCGAAGCCGATGAGGCCAAGGACTCCCGGTCGAACCTGACGCTCGACCCCACCCGCCAGGCCCCCGAGCCGCGCCGCGCGAAGCGCCGGCAGCCGCTCGCCGCCTGAGCGACCCACAGACCTGGGTCGGGCCCCGCCGGATCGCACCCGGACGAGGCCCAACGGCCCACCGATCAACCTCAGAGAAGGAGGCAGGCCGCATGTTGCAGCCTACCGAACTGCAGTGCCAGGAACAGGCGATGCTCGCCGTGGCCACGATCACCTCCCACATGGCCGCCGCCGGCGTCCCCCAGGACGTCTGGCCGGCCTGGGACTTCACCCACGGGAACGCCAGCGGCACCTTCCCCGACGACCCGCGCTCGATGATCGCCCTGTCCCGCTGGTGCCAGGCGCTCACCATCGAGCACGGCATCCGCCACCGCACCGTGCAGCGCAACGGCGGCCGGGTCATCGAGTGGACCGTCTCCATCCGCGTCGGCAACATCTCGGTACACATCGTCGCCACCAGCCCGGCCCGCACCGACGCGCCAGCCCGAGAGCTGGTGACCGCGTGACCCCCGAGCCGATCCCCACCGAGCGCCTGGACGCGATCCGCCGTCTCGACCTGGCGGCCCTCATGCCCCAGTCCGAGAACTGGCAGCTGAGCACCCAGAAGACCGCTCGCCGCTGGCTCATCCAGCTGCGGCCCGTCCTGCACGAGCTCCTGAACGAGATCCGCGAACTCGACCTGGACATCGAGTGCGACGAGCGCGAGGCCCGCTGTTTGAGCGCACAGCTCTCGGCCGCCGAGGAGGAGATCGAGCGACTGAAGCGGCGCCTCGGGCCTGAGCCGACCGGTGTGATCAGCGCGATCGCCCAGGAGCGCCTTGGGCAGGGCCGTTATCGGGTCCGCTGGCGGGAGGACGGCCGCCAGCGCTCCCGGACCTGCCGCTCGCGGTCTGAGGCCGACTTTCAGATCGACCAGCTGATCGAGCGCCGACGGGACCGCCGGTGACCGCCCTGATCCGCATCGTGCGGGTGGACGACCCGCGCCCGGCCCTGGAACTCGTCCGCCGCGATGGCACCGGTTGGTTCCTCCTCCCGCTGCCGCCCCGCGCCCGGCTCCGCCTGAAGTTCCACGACTGGCCCCGGCCGGAGCTCCGCCTCCAGGACAGCCCGCGGCCCGGTTGCCGCGGATGCCTCGGCGCCGGCGGCTGGACCAGGGACTACGGCCACCCGGAGACCGGCGAGTACGACGGCACCGAGTTCGACCCCTGCGCCTGCTGGGACCCGTGGCGCGCCCCGGTCTTGACCATCCCGATCCCACACTGGGCCGCCCGCCGCTGGTGCGGCTGGCGTGAGCCCGAGTACAGCACCGAACCGCCGTTCTGAGAGGCCACCGCCATGCCCGCTCCGCAGCCCGACACCGACGACGACACCCTGCGCCGCACGGTGGTGGACCACATCGCCAACGGGCTGTCGAGCGGGCTCCCGGCAGTCGTCACCGCCGCGCTCTCGCTCCTCACCGAACTCGATCTCGCCGGCATCCCGGTCGGCGAGCAGGTCGACCAGGCGCTCATTGCGCTGCCCCCGGCCTGGCGCCGCCGGTGAACAGCTCATGCAACCAGTGGATGCCCGACCAGGGCATCTACTGCGGGCGGCCGGGCCGGCCGTACGTGGTCGGCCCGCGCTGCCCGGATCACACCCCCGCGGCTCAGGCCGGACAGTCCGAACCGCCGTCCGGCCCCGGATACACCCCTCAGCGCCTGCCGACTCCGCAGTCCGCGAGCGCTCTCACCGACGCCCGCGCGATCGCCTCCGGCAAGCGCCGCAGCACCCCCCAGCAGTACCGCCTCGCCCAGGCCGCCACCAAGGGCGAGGCGCGCACCCGCGCTACCACCAGAAGGAAGCCCTCATGACGGTTCGCCTGCTCCCGCCCACCAGCAGCAGCATCGGGCTGCCCGGCCCCGACGCCGAGCCTCTCGCCGACGGTCCGCGCTACGTGCGCACCGAGCGGATGACCCGCTGGCACCGGGTCCGCTCCGGGGTCCGGTACGGGTCCGGCCGGACGGTCTACCAGCTGTGGTGCACCGGGGCCGTCTTCGACGACCGCTTCCTCTCTCGCGAGAAGCTGCCTGCCGGGGCGACCGTGTGCGGGCCGTGCGACGGCCGCGCCGTCGGCTCCGGCCAGGAGCCCGCCGGACCGGCTGGCCGCACCCTCACGTACGCGCCGCGGGACATCGCCTCGCCCTCCGTCTGTCCCGGCTCCCGCGTCGAGCGCCTCACCCAGGCCATCCCGCCCGGCACCGTCGGCCGCTGCCTGGCCTGCCTTGACCTCCACCCCGTCCGCGCCATGGGTGGCCCCTACAACCCGCGCGCCGCAATTGTCCAGCACCCGCCCGGCGGCGCCCTGGTCGAGCCCTGCCCCTTCCACAGGTGGCGCTACCTGGAGGCGACCCCGGAGGGCGGCTTGCGCTGCACCTGCGGCCGGGACCTCCGCGAACCGTACCCGGCCGCCGCCTGACACCCACCCCAAGCGGCCTGGGGCAGGCAGGACTCGAGTCCGCCCGCCCCAGGCGACCACCCCCCGCGTATCGGAGAGCCCAGCTTGAGCGCCACCCACGACACCGCCCAGCGCGACCGGGCCCAGACGGTCCAGACCGCCTGGACGAACGCGCTTCGCGCCGAGGTGCTGCGGGTCGGCAGCCGCGACCTCGCGGCGGTCGCGCGGGTCGGGGTGTGGCTCGCCACCTACGCCAACGCAGACGGGACCAAGGCGTACCCCTCCAGGGAGACGCTGGGTGCCCTGGCCGGCTGCACGGCGGAGTCCGTGACCCGCGCGCTCCGGGTCCTGGAGGGCGTCGGCATGCTGAGCAAGCGGCGCCGCCCGAACGCCCCGGCCCAATACCGCCTCATCCTGCCGACCGCGAGGCCCGACTGGGACGGGCACCTGCACCACTACACCGACACCCGGCAGCGGAAGGCACGCGCCGCCCAGAAGGCCCAACTGGCGGACGAGCAGACCCGGAAGGCGTCCCCGGACGCTATCCGGACAGCGTCCCCGGCGGGGGTTCCGGACAGCGTCCCCGGCGGGGGTTCCGGACAGCGTCCCCGGACGCCTTCCGTCACCCCGGACAGCGTCCCCGGACGCCCCCGGACAGCGTCCCCGGACGCTACCCGGACAGCGTCCCCGGCGGGGGGGTACCAAACCCTCCCTACCTACGGTAGGGACCAAACCCCCTACCACCCCGCGCGCGAGGCCGGCGATCGGCTTCCTGTCCCGCGTGGCAACGCGGGGGAGGAGGACACGGCCGACCTCGGCTCGCTGGTCGACGCCATGCGCTCCCGAGGGATGGCCGTGTCGTGGTCGCTCTCCGACGACGAGCGGCGTGCGCTCGCCACAAAGCTGGCCGCCGTCGGCGCGCCGGCCCTGGTCGAGCACGCCGCACGCATCTGGCGAAGCGCCCGCGAGACCCCCTGGAGCGCGCGCCTCTTCCTTCCGCAGTGGCTCACCCTCGCCGCACCTTCGCCCGGCGCTCCGCCGAGCCCGCTGGACGCCCTCGGCGGCCCCAGCCGGACGAACGAGTACCTCGCCGACATGGCCGCCATCGCCGCCGAAATGCGGCAGAACGGAGCCTGACCATGAACCCCGAGCTGATCCCAAAGCTGATCGCCGAAATCGCCCTCGCGGACCCGCGCATCCGCCGCGACGACCCGACCGAACGCCGAGCCCAGGCCAAGATGTGGGCCGGCATCCTCGCCAACGTCCCCTACGAGGCTGCCCTCCAATTCGCGCTACAGCACTACCGCGTCTCCCAGTGGCCGATCCTGCCCGCAGACATCGCGACCCGCTGGAGCGCGGAATCCCGGGCCCGCCTCGGCCGCCACACCGACCCGACCCCCGCGATCGACCCCGACCGCGTCACCGAGTGGTGCGCCGAGCTCGGCGCCGCCCGGCGCGCCGTCGCCGACGGCCACGCCGCGCCCGCCCCGTACGCCATCGCCGAGGGTCCGCCGGTTGCGGTCGCCGAGCTGGTGTCGGGGATCGGGCACATTCCGCCGACCCGCGACACGGAGACGCCCTACATGTCCGACCACATGCGCAACGAGCTCGCACCGTTCCGGCGCCCGCACCGACCCGAGTGGGCGATCACCTGCCCGGTCCCGACCTGCCGCGCGATCCCCGGCCAGCGCTGCACCCGGCCGAGCGGCGGACCGATCGCCGGGGGGAGCCACCCCAGCCGCCTGGACGACTGGCTCACCCAACAGGCTGCCGCGTGATCGGCATTCCGCCGGCAGCCGCCCAGACCATCCGGTCCGCCGCGCTGGACGCCTACCAGCTCTACCCCGACGCACCCGACGCCATCGCCAGCCACATCGCCCAGGCCCTCACCGAAGCCGGCTGGCAGATCACCCCGAACCCGACCGACGAACCCGACGACCAGGAGAGAACCCCCATGCCGAAGAGGACCGACCCGGCCGCCACCGCCCGAAACACCCTCCTCGCCGAACTCCTGACCGGCGAAGACCCCACCAGCCCCGAGCACGCCGACACACGCGCCCGACTGGAGTGCATGCTCGACGCCTACCGCGACGAGGAACTCGCCTCCGAGGCCGGCGAGCGCTGGATCCGCAGCCAGGAGAACCAGCTCGGCATCAAATGGGCCGACTTCCGCGCCGGGCGCTGGGAAATGGACCTCGCCGGCGGCCACGACTTCGCCGCTTCGTACGTTGCCGCCGCCCGGGCCCTGCTCGGCGACGCCCCGAACTACAGCGAGACCAAGCTGGAGTTCGACGTCAAGATCGCCGAGTCGCCGGAGATGTACACGCTCGTCGTCCAGCGGCACTCACCCGGCGCCCTCACCCCGCACGAGGCGCGGCAGCGCGCGGAGGCCGAGCGCGACCGGCTCCGCGTTGCTGCCCAGTCGGCTGCCGTCCTCCTCCGCTCCATCGCCGACAACGCCACCGCCGGCCGCCCCCAGGACATCGACGCCATCCGCCACGCCGCCACCGCCCTCGACGACACCCGCACCACGACCAGCTGAGGACCCGCCACCATGCCCCTCCGCATCGGCAGCTTGTTCAGCGGCTACGGCGGCCTCGACCTCGCCGTAGAGCAGTTCTTCGACGCCCGCACCGTCTGGCACAGCCAGTACGAGCCGCCCGACAAGAAGGGCCGCGAGGACCCGCACCAGTACGCCGCCGGGATCCTCGCCCGCCACTGGCCCGGCGTACCGAACCTCGGCGACATCACCCGCATCAACTGGGCCCAGGTCGAGCCCGTCGACATCCTCACCGGCGGCTTCCCTTGCACCGACCTCAGCCTCGCCGGCCTCCAGGCCGGCCTCGCCGAGGGCACCCGCTCCGGCCTCTGGGCCCACATGGCCCGAGCCATAGCCGCACTCCAACCCCGACTGGTGGTGATCGAAAATGTCCGCGGCCTCCTCTCCGCGCCTGCCGATGGCGACGTGGAACCCTGCACGTGGTGTCTGGGAGACGGGACTGATGAACCTGTTCTGCGGGCACTCGGAGCCGTACTCGCAGACCTGGCCGGCCTCGGGTTCGATGCGGAATGGGTCGGCCTCCCCGCGTCGGCCGTGGGAGCGCCCCACGAGCGGTGGCGGGAGTTCATCCTTGCCTGGCCTTCCCACCCCCAGGGCCCGCGACTGGAAAACCGGCGGGACCGACGGCCTGCACGAGACAGTGCGGCTGCTGCCGACACCGACCAGCTCGGAACACACCGGCCCGGGACACGCCGCGCAGGGCGGCATGAACCTACGGACCACGGTCAGCCTGCTGCCCACCCCGGTCGCGGCGGACAGCGACCGGCAGAGCACCACCTACAGCCGGGGCAACCCGACCTTGGTCGGCGCCCTACTTCCGACACCGACGGTGGCCGACTCCCGGAACACGGCGAACTTCCGCCCGGACGGGACGCCGTACGGGGCGGGCTACGGGCAGACGCTGATCGACGCGATGCGGCTGCTGCCCACTCCAAAGGCGACGGACGGGACGAAGGGCGGCCCGAATCAGCGCGGCTCCTCCGGCGATCTGACCCTGCCCTCGGCGGTGCACCGAATTGGGGTGTCTACGAGCCCGCAATCCGTCGATGGGAACACGTCACCGGACGACCCGCACCCCGACCGACCGACAACCAAGACCGCCTCGCGCCCCGGTTCGTCGAGTGGATGATGGGCCTCCCCGCTGGCTGGATCACCAACACCCCCACCCCAACGGGCATGACCGCCTCCCAGGTCCGCAACGCCCAGTTGAAGGCCGGTGGAAACGGAGTCGTCCCGCAACAGGCCCTCGCTGCACTTGCTGAACTCTGGCACCGCGCCACCACCCAGGCCGCACCTGCCGGAGCCGCCGCGTGACTGTCAGCCCCTGGCTGGTCCTGGCCGGCGCCCTCCTCGGCGCCGGCC